CGGCCGATCACTGCGGTGGCCAACGCCTGGTCGATGTGCCAGGCCGGCACTTTCAACTCGCGGCCATCCCAGGGCTTGAAGTCGCCGGCGGGCGTCAGCTGCACGCTCAAGGTATTGCCGTCGCCCACCTTTGGCAGCTCGAACGCGCAAGCGGCCAGGGCGATCGACGCCGACGGCGCGGCGGCGCACGCGACAACGGCGATGGAAGTGGATAGGCGAGAGACGCGGGGCATGTCGCGCAGATTGCGCGATCACCCTCTGACGATGGGAGCGAAACGTTTCGCCGGTGGATGGGCGCGGAGCTTAGGCTCGACGCGCCGGCACAGAGAGTAGCACCAACCGGGAACGTGTCGGCCAAGTCCTACAGCTCGAGGCGGCAGGTTCCGACGCGACGCGTTCCGATTCCCCGACATCGCCCGATGTCGAAAAAGCGGAACATGGTCGCGCCCCGGAAGTCAGGCGAGCCGACGCGAGTGGTCAGGCTGCGGCCGACGTCGGGGCATCCACCCGAAACCGGGGCGATTCGGGAACAAATTGACCCTCCGGCGCAAATGACGGGAGCGCCTCGGCCCCAGACCCCGTTTAAAAGGCGTTTAAATCGCCGCGTGCGCCCCGACAGGGGGGAAGGCCGCGTAATGACACCGCCGAAGGGCGTACAGGCGCTTACAGGCGGTTCTACGGCGATGGCGATCCGCCCCCATCGAACACCTCTTTCATGAAATCCAGCGTGCGCGCCTTGATGCCCTCGCCATCGGACTGGCTGATGCCCAGCCAGACACGCGGCGGGATGCCACCGCCGCCGAACTGCTGGCGCGCACCCTGTGGCGCGGAGGTGCCCAGCAGCAGGGTGTCGCCCACGATCTGCCAGGCCATCCGGTCGCCCAGCATGTGACGGTCGAACACCAGCATCGGCAAACCGGGGCGCAGCTTCTGCTTGCGGCGGGCGTAGCGGGGCGAGAGCGCCGGCCATTCCTCGCCGCCCGGACCGGTTTCCGTGGCGGCCCGGTCGCGCGTGGTGCCGAGCAGGTATTCGCCGAGCTCGCCCAGCAGCGGCGCCATGCCCTCGGTGCCCAGCGCATCGATCGCGCGGCCGAGCGTGGCCTTGAGTTCGGCATCATCGACGGTGATTTCAACGCGTGCGCCGGCCATAGATGCTATGCTCCGCTTACAGTGTGGCGGCCAGGACCGCGCTCCGCAGAGCCCCGCACTGGGCCCACGCCGGCCGCGCGACGTGACGGCCCATCATTCGGCTCCGTACCACAGCTCGCCGATCCGCTGCTTGTTCAAGTACTTCATGTCGCGCGTGCCCAGGAAGGTCCAGCCGACGAACTGACCGCGCTGGTAATCCGTCGCAAGCAGCACGCCCTTGCCGTTGCCCAGGTCGTAACCCTTGATCAGCCGCGCGCGCGTTCGCAGCGCGCCCGTCGCAGCATCCTGCTCGGTCATCATCCAAACCTCGAACGGATCCGCGAGCAGATCGAGCAGCAGCGGCAGGAACGGGGTGCGACCCGGATCCTTCGCGATGTGCTCGCCCAGCACCGCGGCGTCGATCGCGATCGGCAGCCCATGTACGTCGAACACTCGATAGTCCGCGCCGAGCAACTCGCGCAACGCCGTCGTGGTGGCCTCGATGCCCTCGACGCGTGGACCCAGCGGCACCGGCGCAGGACGCAGCGGAATCATTGCAGGTCGCCCGATGTCCTCTGCCGTCGTGGTCACCAGCGGTTGCCACTGAGCGGGTGCGGCCGCCGACTCCAGCGCCTGTTCGGCCTGCTGCTCCAGCCAGGTCTCGAAAACATCCTTGCCCGGCGCATAGCCGAAACCGGGATCCACGCCTGCCGGCGTCTCGACGTCGCGCGCGCCGCCAGGACTGCGCTGTCCGACGGTGACCGTTTGCATATCGATCGGGGGCGCCTGGTCGGGACCGCTCTTGCCCATGTCTGCCAAGTCGCGCTTGCTGCGGCCACGCACCGTGCACTGGCAGCCCCAACCATTCGGCGGGAAGTGCGAGTGCCACCACGGATCGTCGGCGGACAGCACCAAGCCGTTCCACGCCAGATGCTGCGGCCGCGGATGCTGCACGGCGTCGCTGTGCACGTATTCCCAATACGGCACGCGCTGTTTGATCGACTGCAGCTGCTGCCAGCGGCCGGCGGCGTAGGACGTGCGCAGGTTGGTCTCGTAGATCACACGGCTGCGCCAGTTGCGGCCGCCGTTGTAGTCCCAGCCGTACTTGGCGACGATCGAATCGAAGCGCTTGCGGAACTGCTCCAGCGTTTCGCCGTTGGCGATCGCGGCATCCACTGCCTGGCGAAAGTCCAGCACCAGATCATCGCGGTTCGCACCGGCGACCATGAACGCGTGATCGTGCGCCTGCTGCCACACATCGAGCCAGCTTTGCGTGTTGACGTTGACCTTGCGCCGGAAGAACGCGATCTGCTCGGCGAAGGGCAGCGAGCCGTAGGAGACGCTAGCCATACAACACCCGCTCGATCACTTTGTTGAACAGATCATCGAAAGACTCGCCTTGGGCGACACGGCAAGGCTGCGCCAGATCCAGAACGCAACCGAGATCCGCGAGATCGGGATCGTGAGACGCTTGGTAGAGCGGGCAATCCGCGATGCTGCGCGAGCTGCAAGAGCTTGGGCAGACATCAGCCATGACCGCGCACCTTCGAAGTGAGATGCCAGCCATTGCACGCAGGGCAGCGGTATACGCGCAGGCTGCGCGTGTTGTGCTTGCCCGCGCAGCACGCGGCGCGAATGAGTGCGCGTTCCTCGCTGCGATGCCGAATCTTCCGCAGACACGCATCGATGTCCTTAGCGGACGCGTGCACATTGATCGTGCGTTGGCGAAAGGGATGGCGGAACATCAGGTGCCCGCTTCCCGCAGGATTTCGTAACGGCCCGCCAGCGCGGCCGCGGCGAGCGCCTGCTGCATCGCTGCGGTGTACTGGTCCAGTGACATATTCGGCATAAGCGCCATCAGGCCATCGCGCACCTGATCCAGCGTCTGCGACTGCTGGACCAGCGCCTTGATCTGGCCGATCCACTGATCCATCGCCGGCGATACCTGGGCGGAAGTGCGGTCCGCCTGGCGCGCCGGTGGATCCGGAGGAAGCGTGGTCACCGCGCCACCCGCGAGCTGCGCGCTGCCGGCGGCGATCGCCGCATCCTTCAGCAACGAGTTATTGACCGGCATGGCCGGCGACTGCGTGGCCTGCAGCAGGTCGTTGTCGTCTTCGTCGGGCTCGGGGATGCCAAGCATCTCCTGCGCCCATTTGCGCGGGATCTTCATGCCCATGCCGACCAGCGGCGGGAGTGCCCCGGAATACACGGCCAGGTCTTCCGGTTCTTCCACGTTGAACTGGAAGCGCGGCGCGCGGCGCGGGCCGGCCGGCGCCAGTCCGTTCAATGCGGCGATGGCATAGATCAGGTCACGCGTGATCGTGGCCGAGATCTGCTTGACGTCGGAGTCGCGCAGATCCTTGCGTACCTCGTTGTGCACGTTGCCGAGCGCATTGGTGCTGCTCTTGCCGTCCGCCTGGCTGGTGAGCGTGCCGCCCAGGATGGCCTTCGACTGCGACTTCTCGCACCAGTAGATCATGAGCTGGTACGAATCGGGCTTGCCGGTGGTGGCGTCCTGAAAGTCGATCTCCATGCCCTGCGGGATGATGCCCGCGGCCTTGTGGCCCAGCGACATCAACGCGCGCAGCAGCGTGGACTTCTCGCGCTCACTGGCGCCGGCGGGATACTTGCCGACGCGGATGGGCAGCCCGTAGATCTCCAGGAACTCGGCGAGATCCGCGACCGAGTAATTCTTGAACAGGTACGGCCACGCCAACACGCGGTACAGCGCCGCGCGCGCCAGCCAGCCGGATTTCGCGCGATGCGTGTGCGTGATCCAGCCAAACGTCTGCAGCGGCTCGCCCTCGCTGCCGCCTTGGCGCAACCGAATTTCCTCGCGGTAGCCGAGGCTGTACATCGTGAACCACCGCTGCGGTCGATGCGTGATGGTCTTCGGCAACCACACGCCTTCGACCATGTGCCATTCGAGCTCCAGGCACACGAAGCCCTTGCCGATCGCGTCGGTGATGTCGAAGATCATGTCCTCGAAATCGGGGATGTCGGTCAGCCACTCGCGCAGCTGCTTGGCGGCGCGCTTCTCCGATGCGTACGGACTGGGCGGCGGCACGATGTCCCAATCGAGCTGCACGATCGCGCGGCGACGCTTGCCCATTTCGGATGCGAGGTGCGCATCCTTTTCTTCCATGTCATCGAACAGGTCGCACTGCGCGACCAGGTCGCCCTTCTCGGCGTTGTCCATGATTGCGGCAAGGCGCGACGGCGTGAGCCCGCGCGATGGGTGGCCTGCCCACTCATGATGCAGCGAGATGAGTTCGGCGGTCTGCGGCTGCGAGAGATCAGGCCGTGCAATCGGCTGCCCGTCGGGTCCGAGGATCTGGGTGTCTACCATGCTGGCTGCTCCGGAATCTGGACATCGGCCGTGCCGTCATCCGGCCGGTTGCGCATGCGGTTGGGCGTGTCGCGCACGTTGTCGAAGCCGCGCGGCGCGCGCGGCACTTCGGTGAATTCGATGGGTGCGCCCGGATTGCGGCTGGCGTAGTGCATCAGCGCGATGGCGATCGCGGCGTCGCCGTGACGCTGGCCGCCGTCCTTGCCCTCGCTGCGCGAGTCAGGCACGCGCGCCACGCCGCGAATCAGCTTCAGCATGCGCAGGTCGCTGGCCACGTCCTTGTCACGCGGGATCTCCAGCGTCGCATCCTGGAACGCGGCTTTCAGCGGCGGCATCTGCTCGCGATACCAGGTTTCCGACAGCATCACTTGCTCGATGCGATCGAAGCC